ATTCTACTACCTAAACTATTTTCAAATCATCAGTAGTAATTATTTATTTTAAGTAATTTATTTTTTCAAGATAACTATCGCTTTAAAAAAGGAAATTATCTCAAATCTTACTATCATGCGAAACTTTTTCTTACTACTTTCAATCGGTTCTATAGGGTTGATTAGTTCTATTGGATCAGGTTTAAACAAGTCAACATTAAACCAGTGCGTTAATAATAATGATAATTCGGCATGTGAATATTTACTTACTAAGGGTAGTAAATTCCAACAAGTGCAGGCTAAGAAAGTTTTATTAATTCGAGGTCTTTAATTATGAAAATAAAATTAAAAGAATTGTTATGTGATAGAGATTATCAGACAGTTAATCAAATTATTTACGTAGCATGTTTAGAGAAAGAGTTAATCAAATTACCAGCTGGAGAGATTGACGACTTTTCACTAATTAAAAATATAAGTGCGGAGATATAAGAAAATGTTTTTAAACAAATGGGAACAAGATATTTTTAAATCTTATGTTCAAGTCAGTGATGACAATTCTAGGTTACATCAAGAAAATTTAGAATTAAAAGAAGAAATAAAAAAATTAAAATTAAAAATAGAGAATGACAATAAGTTATATAAATTGCAATTAGAACAAATAAAAGACTTAAATTTTGTAAATTGTGATTTAACAGAAACGGACGAACCTTTTTAACAATTGATTAATTCTTATTTAGAAGTAAAAAAATACTTCTAAGTAAAAATTAATTTAAATAATTTATTTAGATTAATTTATTAAAATCTTACAAACTAAATTTTTAATTATGAAATTATCAGAATTAAAAACTATTGATATAAACGCCAAACAATGGCGGGATACTATTAATGGGAATAGTTATTTTTCAAGTAAAGTAACTTTAAATTATGGGATGGACAACGAAAAAATAATAGAACTACCTTTTCAATATGGATACGAAGAAGCTTATCTATTTCAAAGTTTACAAGAAGTTAAAAAACTTTTTCCTAAAAGTTATTGGTTTAAACATCATTTAAATAAATCAAGTTTAGAGGAAAAATATAATATTAAAGTAAGAAATGAAATAATAAAAAATTGTAAAAAAAGAGAATTAAATCATAAGTATTAAACAATGAAAAAAGACAGTATTTTTTTAAAAACAAAAATTAAAGGTATGATTATTAAAACAAAATATCTACCTTATCAAAATAAAAGGGATGCTATGGCTAAGGCAAGCCATAAAAGAGACAGTAATAAGACTTATAGTAAAAGTATTAGATGGAATAGCGATATAGATGCAATAGATAATTATTATAATGCTTGCTTAGCATTGCTTAAAGAGTGGGAACTAAAAGAATATAACGATAACCTGGAAGTGTTAGCAATAGGATATGACCATGATTATCACTATTTTATAGTTAATTCAAAAGTATTTTGAGAGACTTAAAAAAGTCTCTTTTTTTTATGTTTTATTAACAAATAACTTGCAATATAAACTAATATAATGGTATCATATATATATCAAATCAAATCTTAACAATGAAAGAATCATTAAAGGCCAATATTAAAGGCCAAAAATCAAAAACAAAGCCTATGAATGAAATGATATTTCAATCAATTATGGGAGAATATTTAATAGATCCTACTGAATACTATGAAAATCAAGGTATTCAAAAAGCTTACGCAATGAATGATGAGCAACAATTAAGACGTATTTTAGAAACGGAGTATTAATTATGGATAGACACATAGAAAAAACCTATTCTAAAATATTTGATTCAGCAAGTAATTTACTTATATGGAATAGTGACTTGCCAAAAACTGTAGGCAAATTAGATATAAGACTAAACAAAAAAGAAATAAAAAAGCTTCAAAACATTATTTGGTATATATCACATTCAAAACTATGGAGTGAATCATGAATTGGACATTAAAAGCTAATCAAAAGTACTGGAATAAAGCTTATCAGTGGTATATGAATGAAAGTACTTTAAGTGCTAAACAAGTGAGTAATTTTATTAAAGTAAATCCATTTGTAGCACTGACAATAGAAAATAAAGCTATTCAAATAATGGAGTTAGAAAAATGATTATTAGATCAAATAGCACATTTTCATTAGTGCAAACTATTACTGATTCAATTTTATTAGTTGTTAATGGAACTATATCCCAACCAGTTTTAAGATGTTGGCATATATCACAAAAGAATGAAGCAATAAAAGAATTTGA